TTTATTTGATTCTTTTTTATTTTCACCAGACGAGAATTGACTATTTGGGAATCTACAATTCATGGGTGGTAAAATTTGCGATAAAATATCAAAACTAGAAATATCTTTATTTTTAAATATATCTAGGTCTACATTGTTGTTATACATTAGTAAATTCATAGCTGTTCGCTTATCAAATGTGATATCCTTTCTCGTAAATCTATAACAACCTAACAGAGAATCCTGGAAAATTCCCACAATAGATTGATGGTTAGCTGGACTTATAATTTGATGTGGGACAGCAGCTAAAGTTAATAGTTCGCATTGTGCTTCTTCGCTCTGTGGTCCATGCATATTCATTTCATCACCATCAAAATCAGCATTATATGGCTTTGTGTCACCGACATTCATTCTAAACGTATTACCCTGTCTCATAACTTTAACCTCGTGACACATCATGGACATTCTGTGTAGAGTAGGTTGCCTATTAAATAGAACGGGATCTCCATCAACAAGGTGTCTATGAACAATATCACCTTCATTAAGCTCGAGTGTTTCTTTTTCAACGTATCTAAGAGAAATACTTTCACCATTTTTTCGTTCGAGAACATTTGCCCCAGGGTGAATATCCGGTCCATTCATTACTAATCCAGTAAGAAATGCTTTATTTCTTTTATTAACTTTCGCAGGAAATGTAATATTTTTCGCAATTTTGAGAGGAACGCCCAATTGTTTAATGCTTATATTAGCATCGGGTGTAATGACAGAACGTGACGAAAAATCAACTCTTTTTCCCTGAAGATTACCTCTCACACGACCCTGTTTGCCTATAAGTCTTTCCTTGATTGATTTAAGAGCTCTACCGGAACGCTGTGCTACTGAAGCAACGCCCGGTATTTTATTATCTACCATAGTAGCAACATAGTATTGAAGAACTGTAGCCCAATCCTCAATAACTTTTGAAGGAGCATCCTGTTGGATTTTTTCTTGAAGAGTTGTATTTGCTTTAATAATATTTACGATAATATGTGAAATATCATCTTCACTGCGCTGTTGTGAATCATGTTTAACAGAAGGTCTAACCGATGGTGGTGGTATTGCCAATGTTTGACAAATAAACCATTCGGGTCTAGACCATACAGGACTAAAACCCATAAAAGTTATGTCTTCGTCGTTAATTCTTTTAAGAATGCGAAGAATGCTCTCAGGGGTTAGTTTGATAGTCGGTTTTTCTTTAACATTTCCTTCTTCATCTAAAACACCGTCCATTTTCTCCCATTCAGCATAAATATCGGCCAAATCTTGTTTATAAATTTTTCTTGGTTGTTTGCACCCACAGCCTTCTTCCGTAACAGCTCCACATCTTTTAATTTTATTAGCATGTTTAAATACAAAATCCCATCGTTTTTTAGGCAATAAATTTTTAATAAAATTATATTTTTCTTTACTAATAAGTAATTTTCCACATTTAATACAAACGCATCGTAAAATCTTAATTAATGTATTTAAATATTGTATATAAAACACTGGTTTTGCCAGTTCAACGTGTCCAAAATATCCTGGTGTTTTCATATAATCTAAACCATCTGTAGGGCAAATTAAACCAGGCTCTAAAACACCCATCCTAGGGTCAAAAAGACCATTAAGAACTGGTTTATTATTTATATATGTATCTCTCGTTCTAATTTCAGCTACGGAACTTTTCCTAATGGCATCAGGACTCAAGACACTAAATTGTATACCGAGAATTTTAGAAGGCTTAATTTTATTTTTTCCATTATTCGTGGGCATTCTTTATACTTATAATAAAATATTTAGATTATATTGTTTAAATCAATTTAAATGTTTGTGAAATACTTTTAAAAAAAAAATTGATAAAAATATATATATTTTTTTATTAGTTAAAAAAAAATATATATTTGATTTATAATGGATGAAAATGAAAAAACAAAAAAATCCCCTAAATCATCTAATAAAAAGAGGCTAAATAAAAAATCTCGTGACAAACCTGTTTCAACGGATGATGATTCCGATGACAGCGACTATATCCCCATTCTAGATGACGATGATATTACAAAAGATAATAAAGCTTATATGGAGTTTTTAAATGATTTGTTTCCATCAAAATATATGAATAACAAGATTAAGAATAACAAGAAATTGGCAAAGAAAAAGGTATTTAATACGTTGAAGAAAAATAAGGAAAGAAGTGGAAACAAAGTACGTGGAAACAAAGTACGTGGAAACAAAGTACGTGGAAACAAAGTACGTGGAAACAAAGAACGTGGAAACAAAGTACGTGGAAACAAAGAACGTGAAAACAAAGTACGTGAAAACAAAGTACGTGGAAACAAAGAACGTGGAAACAAAGAACGTGGAAACAAAGAACGTGGAAACAAAGAACGTGAGAAGAAAGGTAGTGAGGACAAAAAACGAAATAATAAAAATACAGAAGAAAATGTAGAAATGGGAGTTGATGATTTTCCAAGCAATGAAGATGAATTGCTAGATGAACATGATGAAATGATGATAAATCCAACTAAGTTTAATATTATTTATACGATTGCTGGTAAAGGGAAACAATCATTTGGCTCGGACTGTGATGAAGAAGAGGATTGTGATACAGAAACAGCTGAATCAGAAAGTTGTAGCGATGATTCTGAATCTAGTTTAGACCCTAAAGATTTTGAAAATGTACCAGCAGATGATATAACTGAAGAAGAATGGGAAACACTGATGAGAAAACAAGAAGAAAAATTTGTAGAAGATGAACAAGACCGAAAAAAAATGCTTTCATCCCTTAAAGTAGGGGATAAGATAAAGGTTAAAAAGCGTACATGGGAAAAGAAATACATTGGAACTATTAAGAAAATATATAATAAAAAGGGTGCTAAGCAATTATATGATATTAAATTAGATAATGGTGAATTTGAATTGTTAAAGAAAATGAGAGAATATGTAATAATTGAGAAAATTGGTATAAATAAGAATAAAGTTCCTAAACCTATTCAAAAATTACTACGATTAAAAGATAAGAACCCAGAAAAGTATAAAGAAGAACTGGAAAAGTATGAAAAACAAATGAAGGTTTTTGAAAATAAAACAACAGAGAAAAGGGAGAAAAAGATAAAACAAAAGAACGTAGATAGATTTAAAAAGATGATGAAGGAAAAAAATAATACGAACGATTTGTCTTATTTCAAAAATATGAAGGTTATTGAACAAAAAAATATTTTGCGAAATTTGTTTGAAATAAATAAAATGACAACAGTTGAGAAACCATATAAGCTTTCATTAATTGAATCACCTATAAATCCAAGTATTAAGGCGGTTGCTATGAAAAAAGTAAATATGCTTTCTATGATGGATCCATGTTCTGGCGACTACTATAAAAACAAACTATGGGTAGATACTTTTATGAGTATTCCATTCGGTAAATATAATTCATTGCCTGTTGATTTTAAAAATGGTGATGGTATTAAAGAATGTAGAAAGTTTATGGAAACGTCTAAACAAGTATTGGATGATTGTGTATATGGATTAAACGATGCTAAAATGCAAATCATGCAAATGATTGGTGGTTGGATTAGTAATCCAAATGCCGTAGGAACAGCTATTGCCATTCAAGGACCAATGGGTACAGGTAAAACGACACTAGTAAAGGAAGGTATTAGTAAAATTCTAAATAGACCATTCGCATTCATTCCACTTGGTGGAGCAACAGATAGTAGTTATTTAGAAGGGCACTCTTACACATATGAGGGTAGTATTTGGGGTAAGATTGTTGATGTATTGATCCATAGTAAGTGTATGAATCCAGTATTTTACTTTGATGAGTTAGACAAGGTGAGTAACACACCAAAGGGAGAAGAAATCATTGGTATTTTGACACATCTTACAGACACAACACAAAACTCTCAATTCCATGACAAATATTTTTCAAATCTTGATTTTGATTTAAGTAAAGCACTTTTCATATTTAGTTATAATCATGAGGAGAAAGTAAATGCTATTCTTAAGGATAGAATGTACAGAATTAAAACAAAGGGGTATGATAAAAAGGATAAAAAGGTTATTGCTGGAAAATATTTAATTCCAAAAATAGAAAAGAATATTAATTTTAAGGAAGGTGACATTATTATCCCGGATGAAACAATTGAATATATTTCTGAAAAATACACGGATGGTGAAAAGGGTGTAAGAAATCTAAAGCGTTGTTTTGAAATTATTTATGGTAAGTTGAATTTATTTAGACTTATGGAAAAAGATAGCAAATTGTTTGAAGGTGAAGAAGTTATTAATATTGAATATCCATTTACAGTGACAAATGAGGTGGTGGATAAGCTTATTAAACAAAAAGATAAGGCTACTATTCCATTTGGAATGTACATGTAACTACTTTTAGAAAAAGTTTGTCAAAATTCTTGAAAAGTATGTCAAAACTTTAAAAAGTATGTCAAAATTCTTGAAAAGTTTGTCAAAACTATTTTACACCTTTTAATATCAACTATAATTTTAATTTTTTTTTTGTTTTGGGTCTACTAATATTACATTTTTTACATAATAATCTTAATACAGCATGTTCTTTATGATATTCAATCCATGCGTTCTTAAAAATATTATCTTTTTCTAAAAAACATCTTCTATGTGTATTATCTTTTGTTTCTCCAAATTTATCAGGTATTTTAATATTCTTTATTTTAATAATATTTATAAAGTTTAAACATAATTCATCAAATGCTGAATTTACTTCATCATTATGGTCAACCTGTATATTTTTAGTAGCATTGCATAACACACATCTCAATTTTTTATTTTTTTTAAAACTATGTATTTGTTCGTCTATACTACTTCTCATGGCAGATGTTAACTCTTTTTTGGCTGACTTATGATTTCCTGTTATAGCGCATCGCCAAGATATATCAATCTCTTGTCCATCTTTATTAATTATAAATATTGCTAATGCTTTTCTATTTAATAGATTTTTACGAATTTGTAGTGTATAAATATTTTTTGTTTTATCATCATATTCTGGATGTCGTTCTAATATTTTAAGTAATATATTATATTGTAATGGATGCGCTACTCGTATATCTTTACAACAACCAACCACATCATATATTATTTTTTTAACATATTTTTCAAAATCTTTTTGTGTTTTATATGTTTTACCAAAAAGTGTGATTTTTTTTCTCGGCATGATTAATTAATTATTAATTAATATTTTTAAGTATATTTAAAATATTAATTAATAATTTAAGTTGATATTTTACATGATAAGAGGTGTAAAAGTTTACCAAAAAATTTAAAAATTATTTTTTTTTATCTGTTATTTTTTTGTTGTTGTTCTTTTTTCTAAGTTTTTCCAACCAGTCCGGTGTAACAACATCATTCCATATCCATATACCATTTGAAACTCTTGTCATATTTGAATATATGGGATTTGCTTTACACCCTTGAAGATTTAAAACATCTATTGCTATTTAACATTATTAATATACCCCACGCCATCACAAATAGAGGCTGTCCTGGACCATCAACAATATTATGGGTTCGCTGATACGGCAATATTTTCATCATG